AAAAGAACAAAATAATGCCTACACTTAAAGAGCAATCTGGTGTTAAATATCACACAGAAGGTTTCAATATAACCAGTACTACTGCTGGTGCTTCTGCCAATATTATATATACAGCACCTCCTAGGTTTCATGGTACTGTTCGTTTTTTAAATGCTAGTAACGGCGGATCATCTACATCTAAAATATCATTGCAGTTTTACCACGCAGAAGACGCATCATATCATTATATCTTAAAGGCAGGTTCTGTTGCTGGTAACTCTTTTATTCAAGTTGTAAATGGTGGTTACTTTTTTACCCATCCGGGAGATAAGATTGTAGCATATTCAGATACATCAGGCGCTTTTGATGTAATGATATCTGTAGAAGAAATCTTTTCTTCGTCTTCAAAACAAATAGAATAAAAATAATATGCCTAAAATTTTAGAAGAAAGAGTAAAGGCTATTAAACGCAGCAGCACTAAAATAAATCCTTATGCTATAGCTACTGCGCAATTACAAAAAGAAGGTAAACTTAAAAAAGGAACTCATAAACTTAAAAAGAAAAAATAGTACTTTGTGGAGAAAATCAAACTATGGAATTAGATTTTGGATTTCTTTTAACATTAGGTACAGCACTAGCGGGCATTATAGGAGCCGCAGCCATTGTAAAACAAAAAGTTCAAATGTTAACTTCTGAATTAGAAGATATAGAACAAAGGCTGCGTAATCAAAACCACAACATTGACAAGTTAAATACAGCCGCAGAAATGCAAAGGCATAGAACAGATATTCTAGCAAGTATGTCTTCACCCGATAAATTAAAGGAAGAACATAGAGAATTATATACTCTTATAGCAAAAGTTGAAGAACATACAAAAGAATTAAACAAACTTGAAAATGCAATAGATAAAGTACAAAAGTCATAGAAACACGAAAGAAAGACTATGTCTAAAAGCAAACGCTTATCAGTAAAAGATATTGTTGTAAGTAAATATAAAAAACGTATTCGTAGACCCGGCAGACACGCTAAAAAACCTAATAAGCATAAGAGATAATTATGACACCTAAAAACCTAGACGATTGGCGTATTGTACCTAGACTACTCATTATAGCATTTATTATAATGAACTTCAGAGTAGTTGAGTGGTTTATGACATTACAAACACCTAGCCTTGAACAGGCAGGTCTTGTAAGTGTTATGACTGGTGCCTTAACAGGAGCTTTCGGCTTGTTTTTAGGTAGTGGTAAAAAGGAGTAATAGTATGGTACTTAAAGCTATTACATTATTTCTAATGATAATTGTTAGACCTGACAATTCTATTGAAAAAGATTTTGCTATTCTAGAATCTTGTCCTCCACCTAATTATGTTTTTCCTGCGCTTAGAGAAGAATTACAGGCAGGGAAAATTAAAGGCTTTTATGCCAATTGTTTTAATGTGAATTTAGTTGTAAAAGAGGAAGAGCCATCGTGATCGGAGCATTAATTGGACCTGTAGCAGGGCTTATAGGAACATGGCTAGAAGGCTCTGTAGAAGAGAAAAAAGCTAAAACAGCTATGCGAGTAGCTGAAGCCGAAGCTAAAGCTAAGGTAATGATTGAGGCTGCTACCCACGAAAGTGGTTGGGAGCGCATTATGGCTGAAGCATCTAAAAATAGTTGGAAAGATGAATATTTAACTATTATATTTAGTATTCCTTTGATTATGGCGTTTGTTCCGGGTATGGAAGAAATTGTAAAAAGTGGTTTTGCTCAATTAGAAGCTATGCCTGAGTGGTATCAGCTTTCATTAGGTGCAGTAGTAGCAGCTAGTTTTGGCATTAGAGGTGCTACTAAGTTTTTTGGTAAGAAATAATATGGCACTTACAGAAGCAGAAAAGAATAAACTAAAAAGATATGGCTTAACAGGTTTAAATAAACCTAAAAATACGCCTTCGCACCCCACTAAGAAAGGCATTGTGGCAGTTAAAGATGGTGAAAGAATTAAAATCGTCCGTTTTGGCGATCAAAACATGGGTCACAACTACTCCCCTGAAGCTCGTGCTTCGTTTAAAGCACGCCACGCTAAGAATATTTCAAAGGGTCCAACGTCTGCTGCGTACTGGGCTGACAAAGTTTATTGGGCGGGTGAGGGCGGTAGCAAAAAAATGCCTCCAAAGTCTCAGAAACACAAGAAGGGCGTTTAATGAGTAAGCAACTTACAGAAAAGCAAGAGCTATTTCTTCATGTACTATTTGAAGAAGCTAATGGCGACATTGCTACGGCTGCAAAATTAGCAGGTTATGCCAGAGGTACATCAACAACCTCCGTTGTTAAGGCTATTAAAGATGAAATTATTGAAGCAACTAAGCTGTACATGGCTAGAAATGCTCCGCAAGCTGCTATGGCTGTGGTATCGGGGATTGCTGATCCAACGCAGTTAGGTATTAAAGATAAATTGAATGCAGCAAAAGACCTACTAGATAGGTCAGGGTTAATTAAAGCTGAAAAACTTCAGGTGCAAGCTTCTGGTGGTGTTATGATTTTACCACCAAAAGAAGCTTTAGAAGAGGACGATGAGGATTAGATCATTAAAACGGTCTACAGGTAAGTGGGAATTACCTCAGCCCTTAGACGAAAAAGAAGATAATGTATGGATTAAGATTCCTAGAATAGCTAGAACAGTACCTTTTGGGTATAAAATATCAGAAGACAACAATAAAGTATTAGATCCTGTACCAGAAGAGTTAGAAGCTTTAGAAGAAGCAAAAAAGTTTATAAAAAGGTACTCGTATAGGGAGGTATCAAACTGGTTATCTGCAAAAACGGGTCGTTACATATCTCATATAGGTTTAATGAAACGCATTAAAAATGGCAACAAACGTAAGAGACAAGCTGCAATTTATCGCAGATGGGCAGAAAATGCGAGAGAGGCAATCGCCATTGCGGAAGCCCTCAGCAACCAACGGATCGACGCGAAAGAAGAAGCTAACAACTGCCGATAAAAAGCTACAAGAATCTATTGTATCATTGAATATACCCGAAGATAAGATTTCTGAGCTTGAAGAAACAGAAAATGTTGTATTTAAACCTAATCCGGGGCCTCAAACAGCATTCTTAGTTTCTCCTGAGAGAGAGGTATTGTATGGGGGAGCAGCAGGTGGTGGCAAAAGCTTTGCCATGTTAGCTGATCCTCTTAGATACATGGGTCACGAAGCCTTTAGTGGCTTGCTATTACGCCACACAACTGAAGAATTAAGAGAACTTATATTTAAATCACAAGAATTATACCCTAAAATTTGGCCGGGTATTAGGTGGTCTGAAAGAAAAATGCAATGGACTGCACCATCAGGTGCTAGATTATGGATGTCTTATCTAGATAGAGATGAAGACGTATTACGCTATCAGGGTTTAGCATTTAGCTGGATTGGTTTTGACGAATTAACACAATGGGCTACGCCATACGCATGGAATTATATGCGTTCACGCTTACGTTCAACAGCACCTGACCTTCCAGTCTACATGAGAGCTACAACTAACCCCGGAGGTAGGGGACATCACTGGGTTAAAAAGATGTTTATTGACCCAGCACCTCCGAATACAAGATTTGATGCAACAGATATTGACACAGGAGAAACATTAAGGTATCCACATGGTCACATTAAAGCAGGTAAGCCTCTATTTAAACGTAGATTTATACCAGCTAGATTAACTGATAATCCGTATTTAGCAGCTTCAGGCGATTATGAAGCAATGCTACTATCTTTACCAGAACAACAACGGAGACAATTATTAGATGGTGACTGGGATATTAAAGAAGGCGCAGCCTTTACGGAATTTGATCGTAGAGTTCATGTTGTTGATCCCTATGATATTCCTTCTAGCTGGGTTAAGTTTAGGGCTTGTGACTATGGGTACGGTTCTTTTTCTGGCGTACTCTGGTTTGCAGTTTCACCAGATGAGCAATTAATAGTTTATAGAGAACTTTATGTAAGTAAAGTACTTGCTACTGATCTAGCTGATATGGTATTAGATTTAGAAGCAGGCGATGGCAACATTAAGTATGGTGTTTTAGACAGCTCGTTATGGCATAAAAGAGGTGACACAGGACCGAGCCTAGCTGAACAGATGATTATGAAAGGCTGTAGATGGCGTCCTTCAGATAGAAGTAAGGGCAGTCGTGTATCTGGTAAAAACGAAATACATAGACGCTTACAGATAGATGAGTTTACTGAAAACCCACGTTTAGTATTTTTTAGTAATTGTACTAATATTATTGCTCAGTTACCAGCTTTACCTATTGATAAAAAGAATCCTGAAGATATTGATACAGGATCAGAAGACCATCTGTATGACGCATTAAGATATGGCGTTATGACGAGACCGCGTTTTAGTATCTTTGACTATGATTCTAAAACGCCGCGTAATAGACCAACGCCTGCTGATGCAGTTTTTGGTTACTAAAAGGAAATATAATGGCTATTGATGATGAAGATACTATGATTGAAACGGCGTCTGTATACGTCGAAGATATTGATAGTGCAGATGATATTTCACAAGAGCATTACGGCTCTATTGTGAGCCATGTTAATTCTTTATTTAATAAGGCTAAGACATATAGATTTACAGAAGAACAGCGTTGGCTAAAAGCATATCGTAATTATAGAGGTCTATATGGGCCGGATGTACAGTTTACTGAGTCAGAAAAGTCACGAGTTTTTATTAAGATCACAAAGACTAAGACATTAGCTGCATATGGTCAAATTGTAGATGTATTATTTGGCAATCAAAATTTTCCTATTGTTATTGACCCCACGATGCTTCCAGAAGGCGTAAGTGAAGCAGTACACTTTGATCCTGCCTTGCCAGAAGAGATGCGCGCAGGAGAGGCTCCTAGCAGCCCTTACGGCTATGCTGGTGATGGTAAAGATTTACCAGCAGGTGCCACTGAAAGAACTCTCATGTTGGCTGGTTTAGAAAAAAAGTTAGGGGATATAGACGGTCTTAAAGAAGGCTTTGGTACAACGGCTTCTTCTGTTACATTTTATCCTGCATTAGTAGCAGCTAAAAAGATGCAAAAGAAAATTTTAGATCAGCTAGAAGAGTGTCATGCATCTAAACACCTCCGCAGTACGGCATTTGAAATGGCTTTATTTGGTACGGGTGCATTAAAAGGACCATTTGCTGTAAATAAGGAATATCCAGATTGGGATGAGGGAGGTAATTATTCACCTCTTATAAAGACTGTACCTCAAATTAGCCATGTTAGCATCTGGAATTTTTATCCCGATCCTGATGCTACTAATATGGAAGAGGCAGAATATGTTATTGAAAGACATAAACTCAGCAGAAGTCAATTACGTGCTTTAAAAAAGCGTCCGTTTTTTAGGCACAATGTTATTGATGCTAGTATCAAGATGGGCGAATCTTATGTAAAGCAGTGGTGGGAAGACGATCTAGCGGACTATGAACAACAGCATAATATTGAACGCTTTGAAGTGTTAGAGTATTGGGGTGTTGTTGATACTGAGATGTTAGAAAACGAAGACATTGATATTCCTGATGATTTAAAAGATGTAGATCAGGTACAAGTAAATGCGTGGATTGTAAACAATAATATTATTCGTTTAGTATTGAACCCATTTAAACCTGTTCGTATTCCATATATGGCTGCACCCTATGAGTTAAATCCCTATAGCTTTTTTGGTGTAGGTATTGCTGAAAATATGGATGATACTCAAACACTTATGAATGGCTTTATGAGAATGGCAGTTGATAATGCTGTTCTTTCAGGCAATCTTTTAATCGAAGTAGATGAAACAAACTTAGTTCCGGGACAAGACTTATCTGTATATCCCGGTAAAGTGTTTCGTAGACAAGGTGGCGCACCGGGGCAGTCTATTTTTGGTACATCGTTTCCAAATGTAGCTGGAGAAAATATACAATTATTTGATAAGGCTAGACAACTTGCAGATGAAAGCACAGGATTTCCTTCCTTTGCTCATGGCCAAACAGGTGTAACAGGTGTAGGAAGAACTGCTAGTGGTATTAGTATGCTTTTGGGTGCTGCAGCAGGCGGTATTAAAAATGTTATTAAGAATGTTGATGACTATCTTCTCAAACCCTTGGGCGATGGCATGTTTCATTTTAATATGCAGTTTGATTACGATGATGAAATTAAAGGCGATTTAGAAGTTAAGGCTAGAGGAACAGAAAGCCTAATGGCAAATGAAGTTCGTAGCCAAAGACTTATGCAATTTCTTAGTGTTACAAGTAATCCTTCTCTTGCAGCATTTCCTAAGTTTAGCTATATTATTTCTGAGATTGCTCGTACTATGGATCTCGATCCAGACAAAGTTGTTAATACTGCTGAAGAAGCTGCTATTCAAGCAGAGCTACTTAAGAAATTTCAGTCTACACAACCTCAACAAGAACAACCTCCAGCTGGTGCCAACCCAGCAGACACTAGTGGTGCAGGCGGTGGCACTATAGGAACAGGCACTGCACCCGGACCACAAGAACAAGGATTTACAGGCAATGTACAGCAACCAGCAGAAGCAGGTGGAGCAGCTCCTCAAGGGGCTGGTGGGCAACCACCAGTGGCGTAACCTCGTTGATTATTTAAATGGATTGCAAGAACAGCAGTATAGAGTGTTAGAACAGAGTGATAAAGTACAAGACATACATAGAGCACAAGGATTTATAGATGCTCTTAAAAAAATAAAGAATTTAGAATTTCAAATACAACAGAGATAGGATTAGCTATGTACGATCAAATGATTAAACTTATGCAAAAAGGTGGAACAACAGAAAAAGATTCTGGAAATACTGTTCCTCTTGGTAGCACAGAAGAGGAAGTAAAAGACGATATTCCTGCACGATTAAGTGCAGGAGAGATGGTTATTCCTGCGGATGTTGTTCGTTACTTTGGTGTAGAGTTTTTTATGGGCCTACGCGATAAAGCAAAAATGGGCTACAAAGTAATGAATGAAATGGGACAGCTTGGAAATAGTGAAGAATCAAACTTACCTGAAGATACATTATTTAATCAAGGTATGCCTATTGTTGTTAAAGATGTTGAAATTGAAAGCGAAGAGGAAGAAGAGGAAGGAGAAGAAGAGGGAGAAACGACGCAAGAAGAAAAACCTGTAAAGGCTGCTGTAGGTGCTTATGTAGATCCTCGTTATGGAAGAGAGCCTAAAGTACCAGAGATTTCAGGTCTCGCACAGTTTAGCTCTACTACTTCTCCTTTTGGAACAAGTCCAAAATATTATATGGACCCAAACAGTCAGATTCATGTTATATATGACATTGCAGGTTTTAATACACAAGAAGATCAGGTTCAAGACGATTGGATTCCTATTAATTCACCAGCAGAGATTAGAAACTATGCAGAATTAAAAAGACTTATTCCAGAAGCACCTATTACAGATACTACTACCACTGAAAAAGATACTTCTCTTCAAGACTATCTTGATATGGAAGACGGCAGTGGTGGAGGTGGCTATGATATGTCAGATGTTCAGGGAGTGCCGGGTTCTTTAGGTGCATTTGGAGATGTTTTAGGTGCTATAGGTCAGGGAATTACAGAGGGTCTTGAGAGCTTAGGCTTTGGTGAAACAGATACTCTACCGGATGGAGTAGAAGCAGCAGTTGACGCCTCAGAAGGTATGGATGATGAGGGTTCTGGTGGATCAGTAGGACCAGACGGAGTTGACGGCTCAGAAGGTATGGCCGATAACGGAGATAGCGGAGATAATGGAGATAGCGGAGATGATGCTGATGGAGACCCCGGTGGCGAATTTTACACTGGAGGCTTTGTTAAGCGTCCAAATATTCCACCCAGCAAACGAAAGGTAAAAACTAAAACTCATAAAAAACGTGGACTAGCAGCACGTTAAAT